CCATTAGCATAGATAAGACTTATAATAGCAGGTGTTTTTTGGAACAGTATCTGATATATTGTTACAGTCATATTTGACGGTGTACCGGAAAATGCTACTACATACCCTGGTTCCGCTACTTTCATTTCTAACAGATTTTGAATAGGCTGTGACGTGATAATTGAGTTAGTGCTTCTTATATATGCATACACAGTAAAGGTTATCCCATTTGCTGTTATTTGCTGATAGCTAGGAAATATTATAGCACCATCAAAGTAAATAGCCCTAGCAGTACAATAGATATTATTTAAACTTTGCAATAAAGTTACTGTTAGAGTGTTAAGATCAATTGAGTAAATATTTAGATCATTCCAATATCGATTAGCATTTTGATTATATGGTACATATGCTAATAATTCAGCTGTTATATTGCCATTATTATAAATATAGTTGAGGAATAACTGAGGCATTTCGGTATTCTGTACAGTATCTATCATATATACTGTTCCTACATTAGTTGGGCTACTTGGGAAAGATTGAGCAAATGGTATTTCATCATAAGGGATAACCCATACATATGGGCTTAAGTTTCCATCTTGCCCGCCAAAGTAGAACACACCATTATAGAGCACGCCATAGGTAGGATAAATATAGAATTGACTCGGGGCATTTGACGGATATAACAATGCAAAAGACCACCCAGTAGTAACTGATAGATTTGTTATTAATTGTTGTAGTTGACTGAAGGGAATAACAAAAATAGATAAAACCCCAGGTGATAATGCACTATCAATAAGATATACGTTTTGGTTTTCAAAATCGATTATAATATCCATTAATTGTGTTGTGATATCATTCCAAGGAATTGGTGTACATGACCAATTGAAGGAGTTACTATTTGGGTCATATACTCCTAGCCAAGGCCCACAACAAGACGAAGCATTGCACATACATTGCCCACCACCACATATACCACCACCAACAATAATAGTACTTGCGAACCATAGTGGTGGTGTAAGTATTGTTAATACGTTACAATCACACCCCCATTCTTGTTGATTTGAAGAACCTATAATTTGCCCTACTGTAACACCATAACCATTGGGTGCATAATCGAATATTATCGCCGGTAATGTAGGGTTAAGCACGACAGCACGTCCTAGTCCATTATAATAAAAATCCGGAAATGCTGTTACCCCGTCCAGTTCGGATATTTTTTGTAGTGTAAGCGACATAGCTTTTTCTCACTTTAATAATGTATTAATGTCTTGCTTAAATAAATCTTCGTTAATTTTGTGCTTAGCCTAATCCAAAAAACTTTATATACTTGGGTAATACTAATTTACATAGAGGGATAAAAATGGGTCAACTCTTCAATGAATTAAGTAGTTATATAAAAAACAAAAATATGAACGCAATATACGCGGAAATTGTAACCCGAGTGGCGTATCTAGGCTTAGGGATTTTAGAACGCGGAGAGTTTCTAAATGCTGTCGTTCAATCTGACAGTAATAATCCTTTCAATCAAAAGATAGTAGTAACATTAGGGCTACCACACTACATAGTAACAGTTACTGTAGACCAAAATGATAATATAAGTTACAAAATAACGACAGTTTATGACCCAACAAAACAAATACTTTAGAGATGGCGCGCATGAAACCAATCTCATTCAAAGTAGACAGTGAAACATTAGATATAATCGAGCTTTATGCGAATCTCAAAAAGATAAGCAGAAGCGAAGCAATAAGGGATCTAATATGGCAAGGTTTCAAATGCTACCAAGAAAAAGAAAACAAAAGAATACAGATAAAAGTTGAACGAATGAAATTGTTATAAGAAAAATATAAAAAGAAAAAGCTTTTGTCTTTTTTCTCTTTTGCTCTTACCTATTGTTCATTGATTAACTGGTTTCTTCTAAATATTCGCTATATTCTAGCCCTATTGTTATCAACAATATAAAGCCCATAGCCATTAACCCTAACGCTACTGGGTTTAATATCACTGAGCCATTTTGTAGATTTACACTAATCCCCAAGAAGTATATAGCAAAAAATGCCAAGAAGCCGATACCTAGCCCTAAGAAGAATCCTCTAATTATCCTTACTCCTAATCTGCTTTTCTTTCCACCGGGAGATGGCTGACTCATTATGAAACCTAGCGCGCCTAGCACTACTGGGTTTATTCCGATTCTCATAGCTATCACAATATTAATTCAGTATTCTAGTATTTTAATCTGTGAGTATTTCAACACCTTTGGCATGATAAAATTCATTCACACTTATAAGGTAGTGGTTTCCTCTGTCTTGCAATTGGTCTAAGGTAAAGAAGTACCATGATCTTGAACTGTCTATGTACACAGCAATAAATGCCTTGCCCCCAGTCAGTTGTTCCGCTTCTTTTAGCTTAGCAATTTGATTTTTGTCTATCGGAATAGAGTCCTTTTCCCTTCTTCTTTTCACTTCAAAAAGAAGAATGAGATTTCTCTTTATTGCAATAACATCAACTATAGGATAATGCACAACTTTAGAACCCGAACCCGGCGCTCTTGCTACAAAATATCCCCTGCTATATAGCAATTTCATTAACCTATATTCCGCGTACCTACCTCTTGCTTTTGCTTTCGCTTTATTCACATGTAATAGCTAAGGAAAAATTGTATAAAAAACTTTATATACTTGTGGTGAGTACTATATAGTGGATGTGGTGAGAAAATGGCTGAAACACAAAACCAAGAACAACAAAAAGAAAGAAGATGGTATAGTCTGAGTGTGCCAAAAGAAGTTATGAGCCTATTAAGGCAAATAAAAGGTAAATCTGGTCAAAATAAAGCCAATTGGAGAATTATTGTTGAAGCACTGTCTTTTTATAATAGTGTAATGAGTTCACCACGAAAACTAATGAAAGTTGATAATGTTGAAAAGGCATCATGGTACATCACAAAGTTATCTCTTGCTTACTCTAATTTTGCACTAAACCCAAATCAAGGCACTTATGCTAACTTTAAAGAAGTATGTGAAGAAATTGCGGTAAGGCTAGGTATCGATACTTCTGTATTATTAAGGTTAGCTGACGAATACTCAGCCCTGAAAGACGAAGAAAAAAGAAAACAAAAAAGGATTGAGTTTAACCAAGCGGTAAAGATGCTAGTTAAGGAAATAATTCTTAATGTAGGGGGTAATGAAAATGATTAACGGATTTGCCGAAGTATTCTTAATTTTAGCCATAGCAACTATAATTTACTTAATTATACTCAAAGTCACAGAGAGGCATGATGAACCGCAATACCCAGGGCTCATTTATGATGACGATGAATTATACGATAATTTCTTCTACGTAGTTTTTGCGACAATAATAATTATTCTTATCCTTTTGATTTCAATTTTTGTGTAAGACTAAAGGAAAAAATATTTTTTTAGCTCTTTTTCTTTTCATCTTTCTTTTCTAACGGGTTATCAATTGGGGTCTTTTCGATATTTGTTGACTCTAACATTGCATTTTCGAATATTGATACATCGGCTTGGTTTTCTATAGCAGTTCTCCAAGCTAAAGTTTTTACTAAATTCCAATTATCGTTATTTATTTGCTCATCCAATGCATCAATAGCACCCATGGATGCTCTCAATTTCTCATACTTTTTTGCTAAATCTGTCCTTATTCCTATTGCTCTAACATCAATAAGGATTCTGTGCCCTAAGGCTGTAGGGGTCTGATAAACTAACATATCTACTAACAACCCATACATTTTTAGGTTATCTGCTAATGCCCTTGCATAATTTTCTACTCTTCTCATCATATAGCCAATTACCATAGAAATATTGTTTCTAATATTCATTCTGTTTATAGACTCTATATCTAGAAAATTTGCATGCAAACCTTGCCCGACTTCGTCATCTGCTAGAATTTTTGGCGCAGTTTTTACAACTTTTTTCTCATTATTCTTCTGTTCTGTATTTTCATCTTTGTTATCCGATTCCATAATTTAATTTACGTGGTTTTGCGAAATAAATATTTCGTTTATGTTATCGGTTCTACTATTAATTTAATTTTCCAAAATATACGGATTGAAAGTAACAGTTTTTTTCTAGATTATAATGGATTTCCTTATAGAATTCCAAATGGAATTGGTTAAGAAATTTGCTATGAAATTAGTTAAGAAAATGGTTAAGAAAATCGAATAAAAATTCCTTATAGAATTCCTTAGCAAATTATTTACCTAAAAAATTGGGGTACCGCTTGGTTTATTTTTTGACTTTTTCTTTGTAATATCTCTGTAAAATTGAGAAAATATCCCATCTGCTACACTTTGCCCTAATGCTTTCTTAAAATCTGTTACACATTGGTCAATAGGGTAATCTTTATTACAACTTGCTAACTGTGCTGATACTGCTTTACATATTTTTGTTAATAGAGCATCAAGTTCTTCGTCTGTCATGTTTCCGCTATAATACTCAGATGACACTCTTCTCATTAAAATCATTAATTGTGTCTCTTCGCTTTCCATTTGGCAATTTCTAAATAGATTTTGAATAAGTTGATTCATAGCCATCATGGTTGTTCACTCTCCTCTTTCTCCAAGAATTCTGTTATTATAATAAGTAATAAATCTTCAACAGTTACGCCTCTTTTATCAGCCAATTTTCTAAGCCTATCTATCAGAACAGCAGGCGCTATTATGTGTAATTCTTCTGACATTTATTTACACCTATTAGCTATTCTCATTTTCACTATTAAAATCTTCATAAGACTCGGTATCTACTTCTTTCAGCCTTTGAAATCTGAGTGTGTGTTTTTCTAGGTCTTGGATTCTATCCTTCTTTACGGCTGTTACTTCTAGATGTATTACGATATCTATTCCATTATCTTTCCATTCTACTTTAGTAGTTGTTGATATTAGAATACCGCTCTTTTGCATGTACCGAGATACAAAATCCGCGTAATTGCTTATTTGGTCAGCTTTAGCTCTGAGAATTTCTAGTAATGCATCTTTTGCTTTTTCACTCTCTATGTCTTTTACGTTAATGAATTGGCTACTCATGTATTTCATTTAAAAATACATTCAGAAAAAAATAAATGTTGCTCACGGAAACACTATCATCTGTGTTCTTTTTCTAGCTTATTCTTATGTTTTCAAATGCGCTAACTCACACTTTTTGTGTGTTTTTGCTACTGAGTGCTTTAAATATGTGAAAGGGGAATTATTATTCGAAGGTAAGGAACCATGGCTATATCCCACACACTAGAGGAAATGGTAAGCAAATACACAGCGAAGATGAACCCCCAACAGGTCGGTAGCCGTTATCAGAACTCTAAGACGGTAGCAGTAAATAGATATATGCAAGGATTCTACCCATTCATGGCTGTAATACCCCTAGTAAAGAACATATTAGAGTCTAACGGTGTTTCCGCAGGCAAGCAAGGGCAATACTTCGCTTTTGTATTTCAGTTAGTAAAAGAAGCACAAAAACACAGCCTACAAGAATTAGCTAATATCAGCGCAGGTTTACAACAAAAATTCACAACTGAAGGATGCGACCCATCAATATTAAGTAAATTAGCTAACCTAGTAGTAGGGTGAGGGGGTGAAATAAATGGCTATAGTTAAAAATCTGGGTCAAGCAGTAAACAAATATCAATTGAAATATGACGGTACGAATGTAACTAATAGGCTTACGGCGTTAGGTAGCCTAGTAGAAGAGAACTACGAAACCGGCGTTAGCGTTACTTACAATGCTGTAGGTATTGCTAAGAACATATTAGCTAACTTAGGAATTCCGCCAGGTCACTGGGGTTACTACATAGCATTTGCAGAGCAAGTAGCAAGATATACCGTACACTATGGTGGACAGACACTACAACTTAGAGTTAGTGCATTAATGTCCTACTACGTAACAGCATATCAAGCTGACCCAAGCGTTTTGACTCAAATAGCCCAGGCAATTATCGGAACAGCACCACCTTACTAACCTCTAATCTGACCTAACCATAAAAGCTATATTTTTTTATTTTTACTATTTCTATATGCGAAAAGTCGCAGTAGTTACATCTCCGTGGTCGGTTTCTCTTCAGAAAGTATCACGCTCTATAGCCCAGGTTTTCGATGAAAAGAAAGATGAATTAAACATAGATGGTACTAAGCTGTTTTTATCACAGCAAGTTTCGCCAACAGAATACCAAGACGTAGATTTAGCTATAGTAGTCATGACTTTTGACCCGCTCTTCGTAAAAGCTTATGCATTTATTGTTTATTACCTACAACAATATGGGAAAAAAGCGATTTTCTACACTACAACTGAAGGAAAACTGCTACCGACGGATGGAATTGATTGGATAAAAAGAGAAATTGTTCCTTATGCAAATTCCGAGTACACAAAAGAAAAGCTAATTAAATATGGCATGAGAGTAGCTGGGGTAGTGTACCATGGAATTGATTTTCAAAGATTTCAAAGTTACCCAGACGCAAGACCGCTTATTCGTGAACAACTAGGATTGTCAGAGAATGACTTCGTAGCAGGATATATAGCTGGGTGTTATTCTAGGAAAGGTCATGATCGTTATGCTGAAGTCATAAGACAAGTATATAAAAAAGACCCCTCTATCAAATTTGTTGTTCTTACCACTGATAAGTGCGCTAAGCATTACGATGGCGTGCCTAACACTGTCGTAGTAAGTGATTTCGGCAAGCTTGATGACGAAGAGGTAGAACAAATGTATCAAGCTTTTGATATTTACGTGCATGCTAGCCTAAGTGAGGGTTTTGGATTGCCAGTTTTAGAAGCGTTAGCGTCAGGATTGCCCGTAGTGCACACTGATTATAAGCCATTGAGCGAAATAACCACTAAGGAAACTAGTTTCAGGGCACCTACGCGTTTTATTTCTTACATACAAGAAACCGGCGCAATAAAATACGAATTGCATTACTACAAGATTGATGAATTTGTTGATGCAATATTAAAGGCTAAAGAAGCAGTGCTAAGTAAAAAAGAGTACTATAGAGAAAAAGCATTGGAAAGGGCTAAAGAATTCGATATACATAAGGTTTATAATGCCTTTGTGCAATTATTAAATCGAGGAGAAACTAAACATGAGTGAAGAAGAAAAAACTAGAAGTAGAAGTAGAAGTAGATCAAATGAAAATGCATCACAAATGGTAGCACCAATGCCGGAACCAACACCGGAAATAACTGAAGAGCAAAAGAAGACACTACAGATAATGAATGGGTTAGTAGCTGACGGGCAAGATTTAACTACAATTCTAGTATTTGTTCAAAAAGATATACCTAAGGAAATATTTGACAAATACCCCATCTTAAATGAGTGGTTAGATGTATCAATGGATATAGCAAAACTAATTCATGATTTGCATAAACTAGTTAAAACTAGGGTAGGTTAAACATGAGAGCCCGTTTAGGGGCTACTAGTATTCAAATCGGAAAAGCTACGGCGCATATCCTAGAAGCCTCTAAGCATAAAGGTTTAGATAATTCCGTTTTTTATATTGTTTCTGTCTATGTAACTTATGATAAATACGTTAGTCCGCGTTTTACGCTTGTTGTAAAAGATGAAAAAGATTTGATCTTTAAGTTAAGAGCAGAAGTCGCAAAAATGAGAATTCTAATTATGCAAGGACATACCAAGCTCTTCTCTTCGCCCTAAGCAAAACTTTTTCAATTTTTTGATTTGGTGACAAATCTGCCCACAACTTTGGGGTGCAAAATAGGGGCAAGATTGACCACATGTTACTCACTTTTTTTTAATTCAGCTGATACAAGTATTATTTAGAGGAGTCATGAGTAGTGATAACTCTAAACTTGAGTTATTCACGATAGACGATATTAACTTTATACTTGATGCCATACACAAGGCTAATGCTGACTCTGACGAATTCATAATAGTACCTGAAGGTTTCAGCCTTGATGAAATGGCTAGTGCATTACATGGTATCACTGACCCTATAGGTCAGATAGAGAGTTGGCTACAGAGTACGCTTAACCAAATTGCATCATGGCTAACTTCAGCCGTTTCAACAATGTTAAGCCCATTTGTTTCCGGTGTACAACAGTTCCTTAATGGAATAGTAAGTACATTAGAGAGTATTCCACAGTTGTTCACGCCAATAGGAGAAGGATTTGAAGCAATAACGAATTGGCTTAGTAGCTTCTTTACAAATCTACAAAGTGTTCTGAGTAATGCATTTCAGACGCTAGGCGTTACTTTAGAGAAATTCTTCAAGCCCGTAGGAGAGGCATTTTCAAAATTAGAGGACTTTATTACTAGTTTTGTAAATAAATTTGGTGATCTGATAAAGACCGCTACCGGTGATTTGCAAAAAGGTATAGAACAAATTATAAAGCCAATAGGTGACGCGCTATCTAAATTAGGACAAGGAATTGAGAACTTTTTCGGAAATATCAGTAATACATTAAAGGCTATTGTCAGCGATTTGCAAAAAGGCTTAGAGAGTGCTTTAAAGCCTATTGTAGATACATTAACTAAATTAGAAAGTGGAATAGAGAACTTTTTCACTAAATTTGGAGATACACTAAAGACCATTTTCGGTGATATCGAAAAAGGCTTAGAGCAAGTGCTTAAACCTATATCTGATGCTATAGCCCATTTAGAACAAGGAATAGTTCAATTTTTCGGCGAAATTGGTAATACATTAAAGCAAATTTTAGGCGGAATTCTACAAAAAGTATCTAGTCTATTTGAAGATTTTGTAAATGTATTTAAAACCTTTGGTAAGGATATATCTGACTTCTTTACTACCTTTGAAAAGAAAATAGCAGGGATATTTAGTAGTATAGCCGATGACATAAAGAAGTTTTTCGAACCACTAACAAATGCGTTTAAAACAATCTTTAAGGATGTTGATACATTCTTCGGAAACCTTGGTAAGGTATTCAAAGAAGTTTTGAGCGATATAACTAAAGGGATAACTGACTTCTTTAAGCCCGTAGTTGACTTCTTTACGGGGTTATTTGATAAGATTACTCAATTCTTTAAGCCCGTGATAGCGTTTTTCGAAGGGGCATATGATAAGCTTAAAGAGGTATTTTCGCCACTTATACATTTTTTTGACGTATTAGGGAAAGATATAATTGACTTCTTTAAGAACCCCGCTGGAACAATAAAATCATGGTTTAGCGATATAGGAAAAGATATAGAAAACTTCTTTAAGCCGGTAATTGATGTCTTCAAATTTGTATATAACGGAATTGAAGATGTAATAAAGAGCCC